CTCTCTTGGCCTCGTCTTTTTTTCTCTCTCCGCGTATAAATCCTAAGAATTCGAAAGATGGACGAACCCAAAACAAAAAAATCTAAAGCGAAGAAGCGAGCGCCCCCGGGCGTGACTGCGAAGCGAAACACAAACGCAAAGCGGGCAGGCCAGCGGGCAAAACGGGCCGCGGTCTCTCTGCCTGATCTCACTGCTGCCGAATACAAACGGCAGAAGCTGATCGAGCTTCGCGGAGATATTGAGATGTGCCGCCACACCGGGCGGGTCACAGCCCTGGCACAGCTTCACAAGCTCGAGAAGGAAACCAAGGCAGAGCTCGAGGACGTACAACGGGCAGCGAGCGATCCGATCGCAGACATGACACCGGGCGAGCTGCTCACCTTCGTACAATCGATCGTGCTCAGCCTGCCTGCCTCACTGCAAGATCAGATAGCCGCCACCCTCGGGGCTGTGCGCTCGCGCAACGTGGTGAGGCTGAGCCCCCCCCATGCTGATCAAGATCACGATCTGAAAATTCCAGGCGAGAAAACCCGGGGGAGCCGGTGAGCCTTGACGCCCTCGCTCGAGGCCTTCAGCAGATGCAGGAGAGGGCAGAGATCAGGCCCCTTGATTACGTGCGATTCACTCCGCCTCAGCTTGCCTACCTACAAGATCAGAGCCGGTTTAAGCTTATGAGAGGGGGCAACCAAATTGGCAAGAGCTTTGCCCAGATCTCAGAGCTGATCTGGCGATGTCTCGGGGATCACCCCTTCATCGAGGTGCCCCCGGCACCGTGTGAGAATTGGCTGGTGTGTCACTCGTGGGAACAGAGCTTGACACTCCAAGATAAGATTTGGGATCTGCTACCCAAAGACCTCATACACCCAGACACCGAATACAACCCGGGCCGCGGCTTCCGGGGGAAGGTGCCAATTGTGCGTTTTCGCTCGGGGTCTGTTCTGCGAATTAAAACAACGAACCAGGGATCGCTCGGGGTGGCCTCTGCCACCATCGCCTTTGTGGGCATCGATGAGCCACCGCCCCCCGCCATCTGGGGCGAGCTTACTGCCCGGGTTCTACGGGCTGGAGATCTCGGGGGTATCGGGTTGACGATGACCCCCGTGGGCCGCCCCTGCGGATGGATCAAGTCACTGTGTGAGGAGGGGCTAATTAATGATCACCCCGCACCGCTCACAGTCGAGAACGTGACCCCCGAGGGCGGGCTTCCCATGCTCACCCAGAAGCAGATCGACGATGTGGCTTCGCGGTATCTGCCAGCAGATCGGCCCCAGAGACTTAACGGAGAGTGGCGGGGGCCTGTCGAGGGCAGAACCTTTGAAGCCTTCAATGACGATATGATAACGACAGCCCGCCCAGAGCCCGGGGTCAAGGTGCAGATCGGGATCGGCATAGACCACGGGGCAGACGCAGGATCGCAGGTGGCCGTTCTCTGTGCCGTAGATAAGACCGGAGAGCACCCCCGGATCTGGGTACTCGATGAATACACCTCGGGCGGTGACGCTGTTCCAGCTCGACAGCATGCCCGGGGCATCCTTGCCATGCTCAGGCGTAACGGCATGAACCATCACAGCGTGGATCGCTGGGTGGGTGACCGCAAGTACGGGGGCCGCAGATTCGGCGGCAAGATGGGAAACAACCAGATCATGAGAGGCTTCGAGCAAGAGCTCGGCCTCCCCTCGGGCGGGCTACCGTTCACGATCAGGACTGCTCACAAGCCGAGAGGCAGTGTGTACGAGGGCTGCTCAATTATAAACAGCTGTATGCTTCTCAAGGGCTTCCATGTCGCGCCCCGCTGCAAGCAGGGGATCCAGAGCCTACAGGAATTCCGCTTCGCTGATGATCAATCGAAGCATTGGATCGATGCCCTCAGATACGGGGCTGTGGAGTTAATCACTCGGAGACTCTACGCCCCCAGTAAGCTCAAATTGTATTAGACTCTTGAAAGGTGAAATTATGGCCCTCGCAATAGCACGACAGATCCCACACCCCCCGGCCGCTCCCACCCAGGAGGACGCGGCGAGGTGGAAACACACGGGGCTGCGCTTGCGGATGCTCGTTGGGAGGTGGGAAGACGATCTGGAACATTGTGTCGCTATGCACATTGACCCCACAAGGCAGGCAGCCTGGGGCACCCCTGATCTAAGCTCCAACATATTCAGATCGGTCACTAAGCAATTGAGCGTACTCTATGATCGGGCCCCAGTGGTGGACCATATCACCGGGCCGGATGAGGGCCTCGGGCTCATTAAAGCTGTGGACGCCTCGGGGCTGTGGCCTATGATGCCCCGCTTCGCAGCGAACGTCATAGGGTGCAGGGAATTCTACATGGCGGTGAACTGCACCCCCGAGGGTGAGCTTGTATATCGGCCTGTCGCACCCAATAGGATCGTGGCCCTCGCAGACTCGGAGAGGCCCGATCGACCTGTGTTCATTCGAGAGCTTAGACTCCGCCACCACCCCGAGACGAAAGACCACCTGTGGACCTGGCACGAGATCGACATCAGGGATCCGTCGAACCCGATCGAACGTATCCTCAGCACAGATCACACAGGCGGAGCGAAGCAGGATCTGACCGCTTTGTACTTTGGCAGTGAGCGAAGCGGTGAGGCCTTCCCCTACGTGGACAGCTCAGGGGCTCCATTCATCCCGGGCGTTCTCTATCACGCAGAGCGCACGGGCTACCTCTGGGACGCCTACGAAAATTCAGAGGTGATTCACGGATCGCTGTCCACTGCCGTTTTCTATTCGATGTTTGGTCATACATTGCGCGATGCCTCATGGCCTCAACGGTACGCAATCGGGGCCCTGCCTATGGGTCTGGGTCTCGAGGGCGGCAACAATTCAAACCGACGCGCAATCAGCACAGACCCCGCTTCGATCCTACTTTTCGCAGCAGAGGGCGATCTTCAGCCACAGCTCGGGCAGTTTGCCCCCGGAGCAGATGTGGCCAAGATGCTCGAATCGATCGCAAGCTATGAGCAACGGGTAGCGGAGTTTGCCGGGGTCTCACCCGCAGACCTTCAGAGGCTCGGGGGCACCGCTCGATCGGGTGCGGCCATCAGTATCAGCAACGCAGGCAAGCGAGAGGCACAGCGCAAATTTGAGCCCGCTTTCCGGGCTGGAGACCTCGAGCTCTTGAGCGTGTCTGCCCGTCTGCTGAATATCCAAACCGGAGCAGGGGTGCCCGAGAGTGGCTACACAATCCGATACCAGGCGATCCCGCTGTCTGCTCAGGAGCGAGACGGCATCCGCAAGGATCTGATCGAGAAGATCAACGCGGGGATCATGTCGAAGGTAGACGCCTACCTCGAGCTACATACAGGCATGAGCAGGGCTCAGGCTATCAGAGAGCTTCAACGGATCAGGCTCGAGGAGAGCATAGCACCCACACCCGCCGCACCTGGGGCCGGTGGAGATGCAGGGGCCGTAGCTATCACCACAGGGGCAGAGCCCACGATCGACGATGAGGGCACCATCACAGACCCGGGCGATCCGATCACCGTTCTCAATGGTGCACAGGTTACCGCCGCTCAAGGTATCGTAGAGGCTGTGGCCTCTCAACGCCTGCCCCGAGATACCGGGCTAAACATGCTGATCGAATTCTTCGGGATCCCACAGTCTGCCGCTCTGCGGATTATGGGCACAGTGGGTCTCGGATTTACACCGGCTGCGATTGACTAACAAACAAGGAAGGATCAACCATGGGCGCAAACTGTCCCCACTGTTCAAAAGAGGTAACCGGGTGGATACCCGAGGACCGACTGTCTAAAATGGCCGCGGATAAGCGCGAGGCCCTCACTCAGCTTGATGCTCTCAAGGGCGAGCTCACCACAGCAAAGGCCACAGCGGATCAGGTGGCGGGCCTGTCTGCTGAGCTTGCAGAGGCTCGCACCCATGCAGCACAGCTCACTCAGAGCCACAGCCAGCAGCTTGACGTATACAGACACGGGGTCACAGACTCCGAAGATGTGGCCGATCTGCTCGCCATCTACCAACGCAGAGCCCCCGAGGGTGTAGCCCTGGGTGATTGGCTCGGAGATGCTGCGAACCTGCCCCGCTCTGTTAGCGTGCTCCTGTCTGCCCCAGCCGCTCCACCTGCTGAAGCCTTGCCCGCTGCCCCGCCTGCTGATGCAGCCCCCGCGGTAAACGGCACCACCCCAGCCGCTCAACCTGCCCCCGCTGCTGCCCCTGCTCCTGTGGCCTCAGCGAATGCGGGCGCGATACCTACGCCCCCAGCCCGGGCGATGCCCTCAGCCGCTGATATCTCGAGCATGAGCCTTGAGGAGTACAAGTCACACAGAGAGGTTCTGATCGCAGGCTTGACGCCTTAGACCGGGATCGCTTAGTATTCACACAGAGACAGCCGCGGGTCGCACCCGATAAAAGCGGAACGGCAACCAAACACAACCCCGTTCCCCTTTTAGAGGTATACACACCATGGCAATTACACACGCCACCCTTGAAGCTGACATGCGTATGGCCGCGGTTCTCGACCAAGAGATCGCGCTCAAGCTCGCAGACCGATCCTCAATTCGTAACTCAGGAGCCGTCAAGTCATACGGGCTAATTAATGGCCGCGGATCTGACACTATGACGATCCGAATTGCAGGCCTTGACGGATACGACAAATTTGCCGTTGATGCAACAGAGGTGGCTGAGGCTACCGTCACCGCTCTCACTGATGAAAGCGTTACCCTCGCTGTGGCTCGCTACCAGTTGGCCCGGAACCTGTCTGACCTGGCAGAGCTGACCGGCATGGGCTCAAACGATATCAGCCCCGCACGCCTCGCAGCGTCTATGGTCGGTGAAGCTGAGGCCCTGTTTATGGAGCTTGTGGGTGATACCGTGGCAGGCTTTGGAACCGACAAAGGCAGCAAGACTACAGCACTTAGTGTTGACACCTGGTTCGATGCTATCGCTACTCTGCAAACCGCTGGAAACAGTGGCTCTGTGTTCGCGTGCCTCAACCCTCAAGCCCTGGGCCAGCTCCAGTCTTCTGTCAGATCTGAGGCTGGGGCCCTACAATTCCTGAGCGCCACACAGGACCAATTGCAAGTAAAACCAGCTGGTTACAGCGGTTCGTTCGCTGGTGTCGAGATCTTCACCTCAACACAGCTCGAGTCTTCGGGCGGTGGGTACGATCAAGGCATGTGGGCCGAGGGCTGCATCGGATACGCAGAGGCCTCACCCGTGATCGCCAACGGCATGACACAGCGGCCCGGCGGATCTCCGCTCGTTGTGGAATTCCAACGCGACGCATCCAAGGCATTGACTGAGGTGATCGGTCACTATTACGTCGGGATGAGCATTATCCAAGACGGCATGGGTGTCGGCATTCTCTCAACCACTTGAGATCTCTTAGGGTTCCTCGGGGTGGGGTGGGCTTGTCCATCCTTCCTCGGGGCTACTCCTCCTCGGGGATCCCGCTCTTATTCTAAAGGAAGGAACACAGAATATGGCTCACGATTTCGGCAGCACAGGTACCGTTCTAAGCGGTGCAGAAGCATCTACCACCAAAGGGGCTGGCGTATTGCCTGAGCTTCCGCGGTCTAATTTCTACCTCATGCACCACCCCGAGGGGTGGGAACCAGTAGAGACCACGGCGGGCACATGGGAGTGGCTGCCCGTTCTCAAGCGTTTACTACTCAAGCCCGGTGTAAACGGGGTCAGAGGTGGAGGTGGGCAGATTGACGATAGCTTTGCCCGTGTGGGCTTTGCTGATCGGGGCTGGACTATCCTTGATCGCCAGCTCGGATACGTCACCCGCTACCCATGCCGCCGCGGGTACAGCTACTATCTGACCTGGGACGTACCATCGAAGGTGGGCCGCCGTCTGATCGTTCGACATGACAGCGAAGGATACAACGAATTCAGGCGTGAACTCGTCACCTCTGGGGCTGTTGAGATGCCAGTCTCTGAGATCCTTGAGGGTATCCTCGAGACCTACTCAAACCAGATCAACCGGAACAGCAAGGACATTCACATACCCACTGTGAAGGCTAAGATCGAGAGCACCAAGGATCTTATCAAGGGTGCCACCGCTGCCGCTGCTGAGCTAACCGGCAAGCCCAAGGCTAAGCGCACTCGGCGCCGCAGCACAGAGGCCCCAGCATGAGCAAAGACAAAGAGACCAGAGAGCAGATCGACGCCGCGACCGATCGGATCGTAGCCTCGCACAGCTCACAGTCAAAACCACCTGACAGATCCGCAGTTCGTGAATCTGTCCGTCTCGCCTTTATCCGCAACGAGCGGCAAGGCAAAAACCGATAGCCACAGCTCATGCTGTATAGGGATTAAATTATGGCTTCGAAATTCGCATATCGCTACCGCAAACCCGTTGCCGCTCTCGGGCTGGGTGTACGCACCTCAGCCACTGAAGCTGACAGCACTGTCCCAACCATCACAGCGGGGACGGGCAACCCCACTGCGCTTGTTGCTGATTGTCCTAACGGATCAATGTATCTTAAGACAGATGCCAGCAACGGGGATGACTCCTTGTGGATGATGATCGGTGACTCCTGGCAACAGATCAAGGGTCAAACCGCCTGATCTGCTTTAGGAGGCTAAGACCATGAGTGGACAAGATGAATGGGAAGCGCCCTACACGGCAAGAATTCCTTTCCCTGATTATCTCGAACGATCACGTACACAGCTTGTCACGCTCGAGGTATACAGGGACGGGGCTCTTGAGGCCCCGAGCTCTGGCACCTTCACTCTCATTGATGCTTCGGGGGTAGAGCAAGTCTCCGCCGCCGCGGTGTCTGTGGTGGGCTCTCGGGCTCAGTACAGCATCTCAGCCGCAACGCTACCCGCTACCCTGCCTCTCGGTGAGGGCTGGCAGGGTGTGTGGTCTCTCGTGTTCTCGGATGGGGTCACCCGGGAATTCGTTAGGTCTGGGGCCCTTGTATTGAGAGCCCTTCATCCCGTGGTGACCGATGCTGATCTTCTGGCCTGTTATTCAGACCTCGATGATCTGAGACCTGCGAATATGACAAGCTACCAAGGCCCTCTCGATGAGGCATGGCGACAGCTGATCGGGCGACTGGTAGGTAAAGGGAGGTTCCCTTACCTCATACTCGACCCGTGGAGCCTTCGAGAAATTCACATGGAGATCACGCTCTCTCTAATCTTCAGAGACTTTGCAAGCTCTGTGGGTGAGGGCAGATACCTCGATCTCGCAGAGAGCCACAAAAAGACAGCCGCCTCTGCGTGGCGTTCTCTTACTTTCCAATATGACAGCAACCACGATGGACGCCCCGATGGAAGCGGAGACCGCAAAGGGGCTGAGCCCGTTATCTACCTGAGCAACGCCCCCCGCGGTCGCTGGGGCTCGCTCTAATGCCAGCCACCATCAAGAGCATACGGCAACGGGTGGAGACAGCGATCGATGCTGTGTCTGGGTGGAGCGTGGCAAAACATCCATACAACGTGTTTGGACGCGACCCCTCAAGCGTGCTCGATCACCGCTTCGCTGTGGGCTGTCCTCGCACAGATGCCACCCCAGCCCGCCGACAGAGAACAGCTCAGGGGGCAGTGTGTAACACCGTGATCGCTGTGACCTATGCAGCGAGGATCCGACCCAAGGATCAGGTGGCCAGCTATGACGATAGCCTTGATGCTGAAGCGGAGATCATAAAGGCTGTCATGGCTGATACCGTAGCCCTAAAGACAGATGCCTCGATCTCATTCAATGGGGCCACAATGCGAGAGGTAGATCCCGCGGGTGAGTGGATAATTTCAGAGCTCGAATTCTCAGCCTTGCATGTCTTGGCACTGGAGTAAACATGGACAAAAAAGAAGCGAAAGCCCTCCTCGATGAGCAGACCCCAGGGTGGGACGTTGACCCCTCTCCTGCTGTGTTCATCAAGAAAAATGCAGACCCAAAGATCCGCATGCAGTGTCTGATCGCCCTGGCTACTCACGGGCCCCCAGAACCTGCTAAGGTTACAAAAACAAAGGCCAAGCCCAAGCCCAAAGCGAAAGCAAAAGCCAAGCCCAAAACCACCAACAAAAAGGAGGGCTGATCGATGCCCCACGCGACTACAACCAAGAACTTTCGGGATGGATCCCTTCTTATTGAGGATGGAACAGGCACACCCAACGCCTTTACCGTGATCTATGAGGCTGGCGATTTCTCGATCTCTGGCCTTGTTCAAGGACAGAAGGAGAGCACTGTCTACCTCGACAGAGGGGATCTCGGATCTATCCGTCACACAAACCAGACCTTCCCCTCGGGCAGCTTCAGCATGCACATGGTGGATCTGAGCGATGGTAGCTATGCCACAGCGATCGATCTGATGCTTCAGACAGGCAAATTCGTAGCCGGTGGCGGCACTCCCGGGGTATCCACCCTCGGGGCTAACTCCGAGGTATACACCGTGAAGCTCACCCTCACAATTGAAGGGTCAGATCACGGGGATGATTCGGATCACACAATTGTACTGGATGACGCACTGTGTTCCATTGACGCGTCAGAAGGCGACCCGAACAGCATCTCTGTATCGTTCACCTGCTACGGTTCAATCACCCTCACATAAACCCCGCACCAAGGAAGGAAGGCCATGGGACAGGATACCGTGAAGCTCAAAGACACAGACCATAAGATCGAGCTGCCCCCGTTCGCAGAACGTGAGGATATAGCGATCGCCTATGGTGCTGAGACAAAGCACCCAAGGCGACAGGCCCGGGCCCTTGCTGGGGCTCTGGGTCTGTGTGTGCCAGCCCTCGGGCTTGGTGGCCTTGAGGCCTACGAGGAGCTCGATCACGATCTGGTCAGGTATGGCGGGCGGGTGTACTCTGCTGCGATGGCTGAGGGCTACACACGGGCTGAGCTCATGGCCGCCTCTGCTGAATGCTTCACCGCTGTCTGTGGTTCTCTGTTCCCTCGTGAGCCTGATGTGGAGGCAGCCGCAAATTTTACCACAGCCCCCGAGGAGCAGCTGACCGCTTAGCGGTTCTCCTGGGGCTTGAACATGCCGGGGATCCTTCTTGGTTCTACGGTCTCACCCCGAAAGAGAGGATCGCTGTGTTGGCTGTCAACCGTCCAAGCCCAAAGAAAAAGAGGATCACCCGGGGGCCGTTATCAAAGCAGGTGAGCACCTCGAGCTCAGGGGCTGAGGCCTTCTGGCTTGGGGGCTGAGATGGCAGGGATCAAGATCACAGGCTCAGGGGGGTACGCAGCCACCATCGAAGGGGCAAACACTTTACTTGATCGGGCTGTTCGACACAGCACCGAGGCTATCAGAAAGCCTCTCGAGCGAGAGATGGAATTGATCCATAAGAACGTTCGCAAAAAGTGGCCCCGCCCCACCAAGAGCAACCGAGGTGGCAACCGTAGAAAACAGGGCAAGGGATTTAACCCCGTGGGCTGGGCATCCTCGGGCCGCTCTCTGCATACCTGGGATTGGTCTACAAAACTAGGGTTTAAGAACAAAGGGGCGATCGTGGTTGTGGCGATGACAAACCCGATCACAAAGCAGGGGGCCCGGTATGCTTTTATGGCCCGGTATCCGTACCCTAATAATAGAAAATTCTACTGGAAAGAGCTGGGGCTCAAACCGGCTAAGAAGGTTTCAAAGAAGCTGATCACAGAGATGGCTGATCGGCTTGTAAACAAACTGAGCAAGGGGTAACCATGCCAGCCGCGATCGATATTTCATTTCAGGCAGACTTAAGCAACCTTACCAAACAGCTTGCACAGATGCCGGAGATCACCAAAAAAGAAGCCAAGGAGATGGTGAAGGCTCTCGAGAAGCAATTCAAGAGCGCAGAGAAGGCAGCAGAGCGGGCAGCCAAAAAGACAGAGGCTGTATTCAATCGCACGGGCAAGGGAGCCAAAGCAGCAGGGAAGGCCGTAGGGGATGCCTCGGGCGAGTTGCTCGAATTCGGAGACACTGCGGGGGATGCTGATTCTGCACTGAAGGCGATCGGTGGTGCCATCGGGCTTGTGAGCCCTGAAGCTGAGCGGGCGTTCTCTGCCCTGGGTGATCTCTCCGGTGGTGCTGAGGGCTTGATCCGTACACTCAAGGCCTCTGTTGGTCCGTTCGCTATTGTGACAGCCGCGGTAGCGGCGGGGGCGTTTGCCTGGAACCACTATAAGCAGGAGCTTGAGAAGGCAGAAGCAAAGGTCAAAGACATGGCCGACGCTGCTGCTGAGATGCAGAAGGTGGTGGGAGATTTCAAGGCAGACCGGGCGAGGATTCAGCTCGAGCTGTTGGTTTCCGCTGGCGAGGAGCAGATCGAGGTACTCCAGAAAGCCCAAGCTATGGACAAGGCAAAGGCGGTGAACCTTGAGCGCATGTCCACAGCCACTACAAAATTGGCAGATGCTCACTCATTGCTTCAGACTGCCAGAGTAAAGGAAGCAAAGGCCCTCAAGGACTCGTTAGAGGGGAATACCCGAGACGCCTCAGCACATGCCGACGCAAAGAAGGCCACAGCCGCTGCCGAGATCGCGGTCCGACGCAGAACAAAGGTACTCGAAGCCCACACCGCAAAGCAGAACGAGGATGCAGAAGCGATATTCAAAACGGGCGAGAACCTACGCAAAACCGCCGCAGTATCTAAGAGCTCGACATCGGCCACAAAGGAACAGGTAGACGCAACCCAAGAATTGATCGACGCCTCGGAGAAGCTGATCCCCGCTCTGCCCAGGACTGAGATCGAGCAACTCTCCGACCAATTGGAATTGCTCATGGAGGCCTCTCTTGAGGGGGGCGATGCTATTTTTAACCGCTTGAATCCAACGATGACAGCCCTATCTGATTCAATCGAGAGGCTCACGATCGAGGAGGCAGC